AAGCATTCTTACCAAAAATATCCAAAAAATAATCAGGGTCAACAACCATATTACCTAATACAAAATCACACAAACGAACGTCACACAACACATCATTATTAGATAACAACGAAACCCTATAATTCTTATCGATTATATTGCGAATCAAATCATAATTTTCTATTATATATCGACTATCATGAAAAAAACCTTCCATTATAATATTCGTGGAACCTGGATATGTTAACATACCACCTTTAGACATAGTTGGATTCAACACAGTACGTCTATCATACGTAAAATCACCCGACTCAAACCAAATATCATCACAATTCTTCAACTTTATAAGCCTATCAACCTTATTATACGTCCTATCAACAGAGGAACGATATATCTTCAAACCATTCCGCTTCGCATAAATATAACCAGAAAAAACAAAAAACACTTATTGCCATAACCAACATCAGGAAGATTAGCACGACCACCATACCTAAATCTCATACTTTACTTTACATTAGCATTTTTTTATACAATATTACACGAATCAAATCATACCAAAACAATTTTACATATGGAGGGAGGTCAACCCTTTATTTTCTCATATTTTTACCTTTACCTTTACCTTTACCTTTACATTTACTTCTTTTGGACCCGTTGGTCCTTCTAGTCCTTTTACTTCGTCTCATTCTCACACCCTTTTTTGATTTTCGACCACCCCCGGGAACTCTCGATGAGCGAAGCCGGGTGGTGGGGGGGTGTAAAACCCAACCGGGTAGCACGACTGGGTCGTCAGTATTTAACTGCATACATCGTTTAATCATTTCATCAAACATTTCTTCAGGCTGGATGTTGATGACCTCTCGAAAAAAATAATGTTTAGCTATTCGTGCATAGCTGTTATAATGATAAAAAATAATTTTTAATGCTTCCCGACTATCCTCCAATTCTTTTAACTTTGACTGGTCTAAGAAATAATTTCTAAAAATGTTCCAATCAAAACCACCACGGCTTTTGGGCATCCAAAAATGATTTGCCATTATAATCACACTTAATAGTTGTATGAGTTTGGCTTGTGATTCGGGACCTGTTTTTACTAATATTAGTTTATTTTTACACCAATCGCTGTCCCAATCTACTAACTTGACAACCATTTTTCCGGAAGAGTCCATCTTTATTACACAATTATCTGGTTTAATATCAAAACAAATAAGGTTCAACATTTTATGAGTATTTTCTAATAATACGATTAATTGATTCATAATATTGATATCATTAACGGTTAGACGTCCTGTTTTTATATTTTCCAAGCCGTCACCACATTTATAATATTCACGTAAATTTTGATCATAACCTTCGCTAACTATTACATTATATAGACGAAAACTCTCATCCGATTGTGTATTGTCACCTCTAATATACCCGTAAAAATATATTTCAGGCGAAATTCCGTATTTGTACGCATCGTTATGGTTATATCGGGTATTTTCTATAGATGTCATAAATTCTTCTTTAGAACCGGTTTTGAAGTATATAGGTACACGACTTACATCCGTCTTTATTTCACTAAACCCATTATACCCAATAGGGACTCTAGGTGTAATTACAAAGGACGGTTCTTTTGATTTTCGGACAGATATTTTATTACCATTCATTAAAGTATAAGTATCTACAATATTTGAAGTTCCTTGTGCTGTATTGACTTCACTAATTTGCGCGAGTGTTCCAACATATCTTTTTATCAAACCATCATACGTCTGATATTCCTGTGTATTATCGATGCACCAATCGTTTCCGGGTAAAAAAGTGAAGACCTCTCCTGTTTTGGTTCGAATGTTTTTTTTGAGTGCTGTTGTTTTGGTTCGAATGTTTTTTTGAGTGCTGTTGTTTTGGTTCGAGTGGGTTTTTTTGTCGAGTTCATCGAGTTCATCGAGTTCATCGATATTATATATAATATTATCATTTTGTTTTTCGAAAGTGGGTGATATTATCCGTTTTCTCTTCGTCATGGATACAACTATGCTTTCACATGTTGTTAAATGTAACATATTAGTTATCTAAATACACGTATAATTTACCATCTATTGTCATACATCTATTCAATAAATACGATTTTTCATACAGTCACACTTATACCATCATCAATATCAATATAATCCATATTGGTATTCATAAAATAATTTCATATCAACGTTACAATTAGGTCTTCTACAGTTCACACCCATATAATTTATACAGGCTCACTATCACCACCACCACCACCACGATTAGGTCGTTCTTGACTTCGCTGGCTTCGAACCTCACACATAAGGTCTCCACCACAAATTCCAGAAACACTCTCAGTCTGATACACATACTTGTCACTATCACTATGAGAAACTTGAATCTCAACATACTCACCTTGAACCAAATACTTATAAATCTTGTCCTTGACACTGATCGCAGTATGATGAACAAAAATATCTTGACCAATCAGGTCCTTTTCCAAAACAGTAATATAACCAAACCCAGACTTGGAATTAAACCACTTTACAACGGCGTTAAACTTCTTCCCTGTGACATCAATACGTGTCGTAGCTCCGATTGTTTCCTCTACTTGAGTACTCATTAGTATACTATCCGTCGGCGCTTTAAGCCAATTTAATCATTAATTTATTTATTTACTTCGCCATAAACACAAACAACTTTATAATACAATTCCGAAATCATTTAGAAATAATGTATAATATAAGTCTATTATGAGCACGAGAGCTATTTCATCTCAACGCAACAAACGTACCAACGTATCGTCCACACCTCCCGCACAACAAATTCCACGGGCACCAACATCATCATCCACCACCCCACCAGGTGTATCCACCGGGCGAAGAGAACTCAGCGTTCAAGAAGCATTCTCTCTGGTTAATAATAGAATTAGCAACATCGAAAAGGCAGTATTCGACGGAGACTTCTCAAGATCCAGCGCAACATCGGTTCCTCCACGAAAAGGTGAATTAGAGGATTTATACAAACAGATTAATGACATCAAAACCACCATGAATAATACACAATCCAACCCATATACAAGTATAAACACAGTAACCTCTTTTGATACAATAAACGCCGAACTTCTCATGATGAAGAACGACATCATGAGCACACGTAGCGCCACACAACGTATCGATCAATTAAATAATGACATCAATTCAATCAAAGAAACACTCACAAACGTTTCGTCAAATACATCCACCGACCATCACGACAAAATAACATCTATCGAGACCAGCGTATCCGAACTTAAGGATATTATCATCAAACTACAAAATTTCACACTCGAAATTAACGATTCATGTATCAAGAACATGCGACCCACTTCGTTCGACCCATTCGATATGTTTCGAGCGGGAATCAATCGTTATGCAGAAGACGATAATGACGACGATAATGACGACGATGAAGACGAACATCATAACGGCGGTATTGTTATCGACCATAACACAGAAGAACAGCCAATCGTTGTGGAGGACGTTATCCGCGATGAGGTATCAAATCAAAATGTCACCGGAATCGAAATGACTATTTCCGAATTCAATACGGATTCGGGAGATGAAATCGAACCCGAACCCGATATGGATCCATTTATCAATACATACATGGAACCCATGGAACCCATGGAAGAAACCGCGGACACCGTCGAAGAAACCGTCGAAGAAACCGTCGAAACCTCGGACACCGTCGAAGAAACCGTGGAACCCATGGACACCGTCGAAACCGTGGAACCCATGGACACCGTCGAAACCGTGGAAGAAACCGTGGAAGAAACAGAAACCATCGCATAAGAATAAAAAAAAAAGAAATCAACCTAGTTTGGAAACAAAGAACGAATCGTCCCACAATCACCATCTTCGAATACAGCAACATACTCTACCGAACTCGGCATCGTTCGCCCACAATCATCGTAATAGAAATCCCATGACAAATGTCCGACTCCACCACCATTCTTCATACAGTCATATATATCACCCTCGAACTGGGCATATTCACCCCGATTCACCGTCATATTTTGGGGAAAAATATTTATTGGTTGATTACCATACCCACCTAAACGGTTCGCAAGTATATGCCCCGCATCACAATCTTGCTCCCCATCGTCTTCCAACATACGAGAATATTGCTGAGTACAACTTGTAGTATCCGTTCCATGATCAAGCGAACCCACCGTTATCGTTCCACAAGCCGATACAACAACCTCATAATCCCGATGATTTTCATATATATAATCAATAAGCGCAAACCCGTTTCCCATAACAATCGTGTTATTCCCCTCAACCGGACATGGCACAGTCGTACATACACAATCAGCATAAGTCAAATATAACCGCAGAAACGCAAGAAAACTAATCAAAACCATTATACTAATATGTCAAGTTATAAATTTCATATATTTGTTTCAAAATTCACATTTTGTCTATATAATTTCGTTATTCACACCAAAAATATTTCAACCCATATACATATTATAGACATGTTACAATCCATCAATCACAAGTCAAAACATAACATGGGACAGTTTTTCACAACCCACCAAGACTTAAAAGATAAAATATACGAATTCATATTAAACTCACCAGAAACAATACTCGAACCATCCGTAGGCAGAGGGGACCTTGTCGAATCCATCATATCCCGAACACCTTCCATAAAATTCGACATGTACGAAATAGACCCAACCATCGAACCACTCCAATCAATCGATAAAAAATCAATCATATACAACGACTTTATGATACAGCAAACTACAGACATTAAAAGTTATACAACCATCGTCGGGAACCCTCCTTTCGTCCGCACAAAAAAGGGAAACCTATATATAGACTTTACAGAAAAGTGCTTCAACCTTCTCAAAGAAAATGGCGAACTCATATTCATAGTCCCATCAGATTTCTTCAAACTTACATGCGCATCAAACATACTCAATCAAATGATGTTAAGCGGAACTTTCACTCACATATTTCACCCACACAACGAACGAATGTTCGATGACGCAAACATCGATGTTCTCGTTTATAGATACTGTAAAAATCCACGACTAGGAAAAAACGTATTCTACAACGATATTCCACTTCACGTCATAAACAACAACGGTATGATCACATTCCACAATGAACAAATAACCAACACACACAGACTCGGAGATATATTTAATATTTGCGTAGGAATTGTCACCGGAAAAGAAAACGTATTCAAACATAAATCACTCGGAAACATAGATATGATAAACGGAAACGGAACCACCGAACGATATATATTCGTCGATGAATACCCATGCATCAACAAAGAAACAAACAAACACCTCGAACTACACAAACAAGAACTCATACAAAGAAAAATACGCAAATTCAACGAAAAAAACTGGTTCGAATGGGGAGCACCAAGAAATATAAAAACCATCCTAAAACATATAGGAGAAGAATGCATCTACATATCCAATATGACACGAAAACCCCAATTGGCGTTCCGCGGAAACGTAGGATACTTCGGCGGCGGGCTTATCATGATGATCCCACTCAAAAAATACAACTTAGATAACGTCGTATCTTACTTAAATAGCGACACATTCAAAAAACACTTCACATACTCTGGACGATTTAAAATAGGTCATCGACAAATAAGCAACACCCATATTCCAGAAACCTACCTATTTACACCATTGAAGATTTAAAACTGAACAAAATATAATAAAAAGATATAAATATTTTTTATTATATATAGTATCATAATGGATAATGAAGAAAAAATAAAGGAATTAGAAGAAAAAAATGCTAAATTACAAGAGGAATTACAAGCAACCAAAGAACATCTTAAAAAATACACAGCACCAGCAAGTAGTAAGGTATATTATGAAAAGCATAAAGAAGAACAAAAACAAAGAGTTAAAGAATATCAACAACGAACTAATTACAAAAGTGATTACAAACCTACCACCGAACAAAAGAAAGAATATAATAGACGAGAATATTTGAAAAGAAAGGAAAAAATAAAAAAGGAATTGGAAGAAAAACAGAATGACGAGAATATTTAGGAATATTAAGGAATATTATTAATAAATAAAAATGCTTAAAAATAAAATATTTAGTAAATATATAGAATGGTGAAAAAGAAAAAGAAGGACACTTTCCAAGATTTCCGTTCCACAGACAAATCTGCTTACACTACCATCAAAACCACACTCAAATCTGTATTACATAACCATAAAGCAGTTCAACCAGTCATTACTAATTTGGTTTTTGAAATGAATGATTTGATGATACATTCTTACCGATTTATTAGGTTGTATGTGTTGAAATGTTATAACGACAAACAACCTTTACCTGAAATAAATGAGAGGTTTATTTTGTATTGTATCAAGACATTAGGAGTGAGAAGTAATCAAGGAGTAAAGAGTAAGGATACTGACCTTTTAGAAACATTACAATCGTTTTACGATAATGAATATCAACCTTTACTCAACCACGAGAAAACACAACTAAAGAATACTACTTTTTTATTACCTTATTTAGCAACGCAACTACATACTTCCTTATCTAACAATACACAAGAACACTTTATCCAACATTTCCTTCGGTTTATCAATAAAACAACAACTAACATAACAGAAGATAAAGCAATTCTATTCAAGTTCAAGAAGCAATTATTAGAATGTAATGAGGAAACTGATACGATGTTTGATGAATGGAAAAACACTCATTTACTTAATATTCTTCCTACAAACATAAAGAAATCAGTTCATTATGATGTTAAAGTGAAACCATTTGATTATTTGAAAGGTATGTTGTATATGAACGCCGTATTAGAAAAGGAAGAACACAAACTATTCCAACCTTTACCACTTCGTAATAACATTATTCCCAAGCATATCATTCTGGATACAGCGTGTATCATTAGTTTATTCTGTCCTGAAAATGCAAAGAAGGGTGAGTTGTTGAAACATGTAAAGGAAAATCAATACGATGTATGGAATAATCTGTTGAACCTACAACATAAAACATTCAAAAGCAAACATTATCAATTTCATCATCAACTCCAAACAGATGGGATTAGTTGTTCTTTGTTGTTTATTCGTAAGGATTTGAAAGATAAAAAATGGGGAAGCAGAGTTCCTACTTTACAAGAACAAGATTTTCATAATATAGAAGATTTATCCATAGAACAACTCAAACAAGTTGAACCTCGTAATATTGTTGGTTGCGATCCTGGTAAAAGGTCGTTAGTGTATATGATGGATAGTAATGGTAAGAAACTCCAATACACAGCACCACAAAGGAAGCGAGAAAGTAAATCAAAAACAAACCAACGGATATTATTAGTGGAAAAGAAACGAAACAACATCATAGAAAAAGAAACTCATTTATCGTTTCAAAATAGTAAATCTGTTGATTATGATAAGTTCAAGAAGTATTTAGTAGAGAAGGATAAACTTAACAAAGAAACAACCGAGTTTTACAAGCGTGATGTTTGGAGGAAAATGAAGTTTAGGCAATATAGTTATGGTAAGAAATCCATAGATACATTCCTTAATAAAATCAAGGAAACCTTTGGAGACAATATCCTAATTGGTTATGGGAATTGGAGCAGAAGCACCCAAATGAAACATTTTATGCCTACGCTCAATAAAGGATTACGAAAGCAAATCCATAAAAAATATGATACAATAACAATAAACGAATGTAATACAAGTAAAAAATGCTGTGAATGTAATAATGATTTATCTTATTACAAGCATAGTAATGGAAACAAGCAGTTCCGTCTTTTAGTATGTTCTGGATGCGTGAGACCCCAAGTCAAACAAACCGTATTCAAGACAAGAGACGCTAATTCAGCAATCAACATAATGAATATTACAAAATGCTGGATTGATAGGCAAGAACGCCCTGCGTGTTTTCAAATTTCGTCTTTCACCACTTCCAATACCAAAGAAGAAGTGGAAAAAGTTAGACCATCGTAGGTGAAATTCCTACTATTGATTTTACACTTTTGATAATAAAATTGAAACGACTTAAATAGTTTGTTCCATTATAAATTACCAAGGGTGAAAATATTATCAATATTCTAAACCAATATAATAACATGACTACCATGAAACTTGAAATCAAAGACCCCACAAAAGCAGACATTTTCACAAACATGTTTCAAAACATCAAACTATTCACAGATAATAT